TTCAATAATTGCTTTCTCTAATGCTTTGTGTCTACAAAATGTTTCAAACTCTTTTAAAAACCATTCATGATGATCTGATGTTACATTTGGAATAACTTCTATTTGCACACCACTTGCGGCACTTACTTGCTCTGGGGTAGGAATACTATTAAAGTCTTTAGAATGACTTTGAAATAATTCTACTGCTTTTCTATACTTTATATTAAAATAATCAGCATCAACTATATTTGCACACCTGCTAAACAGATCAGGATCGCTTATTAAAAACTTTAAAAATAGTTCTTGCGTTTCTTCGTTGTAGTTTGTTAAATCACTCATATTTTTTCTTTATCTCACTTATTATATATCTTGCAAATTGGTTATGACCATCGTTATTTGGGTGACCATCTACGTGTGTATTTTCTAAATCAACTATGTGACTCATTGGTTTTAATATGTTATTGTTAGGTTGTGTTAATTCCGTTGGTAGACACTTGTTACTCATTGCTGTTATTAAATATTTTATATTGTTTACTTCAAAATATTGTAACATTGTGTTTATCATATAAAATGTTTCTGTTTTTACCTGTTCTTCTGTTCTAGTAAGTAAATTATATTTTCTAAACCCTTCCCATTGGGCCTTAATTAATTTTTGATCTATGTTTTTTCGTTTATAACTTTCATCATCAAAATGTAAATAGTCTCCTTGTTGTCCTAACCATAAATCATTTATACTATTATAAAATTCGTCCCTATAAGGATCTGTTAGTTGTAAAATTACTATGTCTACATCATTATTTTCTAAATACTTTTTAGTTCTTCTAAAAATTCTTTTGTTACTTCCTGCTATCCAACTTTCATTAACTACATCATATGGTAATAGATCAGGCCATGCAAATTTATTATCAGCACTATTACCATAACTAAAACTACAACCATTTACATATACTTTCATTTAATGAGCATGTCCTGTATGTATGCCAAACATATAACCTATTAATATAGACAGTGGTATAATAACTATTAAGTCCATAAACCAATGTAAGGCTACTGCCAGAGAAACTATTTCCTTCCAATGCAGTTTACATACATCTGCCCAATGTTTTATTCTTGTAATCACAACATCTTAGCCTTTACTTTTATTTTAAGTTCGTTACCTGTTGCATGTTTAATAATACTGCTAACAGTTGCTAGTCTACCATAACGTTGTACTGCGTCTGCGGCGTCTTTACAATCAACGTGCCAAGGCGGGAAACTTACTTCCCACCCTAGTTCAGCGGCCTGCATAATTAAATCTACTCCTGCTTCGTCTCTATCAGGACATACAATTATTCTTTTACCTAACTTCTCAATTAAATGTGCCTGTTCAGGACCAACACTATTACCTTGTATAGCAATGCCATCTATTAATATTGCATCAAATACACCTTCTGTAATAATTACTATTTCCCTCTTACTGTCTGCGAACCTGTCTACGTTAAAAACATAACCAGGTTGCATCTTATGTAAGTATTTGGGTGTTTGTTTGTTAGGAGGGCTTATATGCCTTCCTGTCCACCCTACAAGCTCATTGTTGTAAGTAAAAGGGACTACTAATCTTTGCTTGTATAAACTATCGTTTATGTGTAGCAATGGATATAGACCAAATAGTCCTCTTTGTTTCGCATACTGCTTAACAGGATGATTGTCTGGCAAGTCATCAACTACTGTTGCAGTATCTGGTAATTTTTCTGTTTTAAATTTTGCTAGACTATATACATAATCTGATGCTTCTTGTGTTTCTAAATCTTCTGCATACTTTAAAAGTTCAACTGTTACTTTGTGTATTTCTTGTTGGTCTGCGCCTAATGTTAATGCTAGATCTTTATATTTTTTACCTAATGCAGGACCAGGTTCCCAACCTGTTGAGAAACCGCAGTTAAAACAATTAAAGGATATTTTTCCACCTGTACATATTAAACCACCACGTTTTCTTTTATCAGTACACATAGGACAATCCATAGTGTTCCAGCCACTGGGTGTTCTACTTGACCTAATAGGCAAGTTATCCAAAAGGAGGCGGTGCACCTTTTCAACTAAGAAGTCTATATCCATGCATTAATTATACATGATATATACTGAAAAGTCAACTAGTTTCTAATTAGTACTTTGCTGATAGTTCCTGCTGTAGGCACATGTTTAATTCTAAGCCAATTTGCATTTACTTGGAATGTTCTATGTGTTAATATTGAGGAAGCCGTTAAAGAAACATTGCTAATGTTAAACCAATCTGTACTTGCATCATCACTATTAGGAGCATTTTCTAAACAACTACCTTGTATGGTTATTTCTCCTGAGTAGGATGAAGGATAGATTGCTAAACTATGTAAAGAGTGATTAAAATTCCTATCTGCGTTTCCGTACATTGCACTTGATACATATACGTTACTGCCTGATTGTACAAAAGAACTAATAGTTTGTGTAGCAACTGGTTCTTCACTTACTTGATCTGAAATCTCAATTTGAAATTTAAGTCCACTATTTTGATTTGTAAATACAGGAGCATCTGTGCCGTCTGCCTTAAGCATAGTAATATAAATTGTATATAAACCAGCATCTAGATTAGCAAGGTCACCATCGTTTAAAACTAATTTAACTTGACCTACTTTGGTTGTCTGCTCTAATAGTTTAGATAGAACTCTTCTTTTAGTAGTTGGGTTTATTAAATTACCGCTGAATGTATCTCCGAATACATTTTGTTTTTTTCTATCTCTATTAGTGATATTAAAAACAAGTTCGTTAGTAATTCCTTTGTGTGCTATTAATTTTCTGTTATTCATAGGTCTATTATCCACATATACGCCGTTAGAATCTATAACTAAATCTATATAATCTTCGTACAAATATAATTTGTGATTGCCTTGGCTCATAATTTTTACTCTTTCTATTGTACTATTTATCAATACCTAACATAAATAACATTGTGGAGAAAAAAGATCTAATAGATTCAACAAAAGAAAAATATCCGTTTCTAACAGGCATATTATATGGCGGTGTAGAGTACGTTGGTATAGTAGTCAACCATGATAATAGTATACTAACATTTTATGATATTGAGAAAATACCAACCATAGGTAATAGAAAAACGTTTTTAGAAATGGGAGATACTTGGTGGTGGGAGTCTAACAGAATGCTACCAATAGATGTATTTTTAAATATAGAAATGAGAATGTTTCAACCTTGTTTAAAAACATTTATAATGAAGGATGTTGAGATATTATTTGGTCCAGTAACAACTTTACAAAATTTATTAAAGAAACGTATTAAAAGACGTGGAATTCAACTAGTCAAAAAGACAGACTAATTACTCACAAATATTATTTAGTTGCACTATAATTGCTAATGCATAACCATAACTATGACTCTTCTTAAAGAAGTATGAACCGTCATCTGGCTTTACCCAAACATTTGCTTCTATCTCCTTCCAACTCTTTCCCACCAAGTGTCTTTTGCCTGGTCTTATAATAGCAAGTATCATTGCAAGTTGATCTAGACTAGTAGGAAGATGTTGCTTAACAATACCATAATGATTTGCAATGTGAAATAATTGTTGTACTACTTCTTTATGTTGGAATAACTCCCACATAGGTTCTGTATCTACTAATTTGTTTAAATGTGTTTCATCTATTATGTCATTGTAAACACTCGCATTTAAAAAGTCTACTTTAAACCAACCTTCTTGTTCTGCTTGTTTGTGATCTATTGTACTGTAGCCTTCTAAAGGAAACTTAGGAATATTCTGGAAATACACACCAGTATTGTGTTTTGTAAACTTACTGTCTTTTTCTATACTTGCAGGCGTATGATCAATTAACTTTAAAAAGTCATCTCTATTTGCCATATCTATATCTACATCAAAGTCTATTTTCATAAACCTGCAACCTCACAAGATTGTTTTACTTCTGCTACTTCTTCTTTATTACCAGCAAATTGTTTCATCCAAAATGTTGCATCAATTATATCAGCAATCATTTTTACCTGCTCATCATTAAATCTTATTAATAACTCGTCTCCTGTTTGGCACAAATATATAACCCATGGACTAATTTTTGCACTTCTAATATCATGTACTGCTCTTGCCGGCGATACTTCTTTAAAATAATCTTGCCAAGAGTTACCTGTTTCTTTACTCCAGTTTGACAAGTATATAATTGTTCTTTCTAATGCTTTCATACCAGGTTCTTTTTTAACATAAACTAGCATATACTCATCATACATCTTATCCTTGCTCCAGTCTGCTAACTTCTTACCATTTTTGATAAGCCATTCAGCAAATTGCTCCGGATTTAAATACTCATTGGTTACGCAACTTCTACCAAATTTAACAAATCCTTCATAGTACTGACTTTTTACAAAGTCCTCATAGGATTTAGATTTTGTTGCTGTAGTATTTAATTCATAAAACATTTGAAAAACTCTATATCCTAATCTTGTATGCGTCAGTTCTTTATCTGCCATACGTCTTTTCTTCACACACATGTGAGCACTTAGGGTTCTTTCACTCCTAAATGTTTTTTCGCACCATTTACATGTAAAACTATTTTCCAAAGATATCCTTGATTGTTTTGTCATCGTAGCCATGATTTTCTGCTAACTCTTTTAATTCGTCTTTTGTATTTAATTCTATAAAATTGTTTATATCCTCATGTTTCATATGTGGAAATAAATCATACACAAAATCAAATACTTTGCTCTTTTTCTTTCTTGCATTAGGCGGTTTTAAGTATGGATGAAATTGTATTTTACCTACACCACATGCACTTAGTAGCAACCATTGTAGTTCAGGATGTTTACTAACTTCCATAAATTGATAGTTTACTAATTCATTTGTCATAAAGATATAGTTTGCGGCATCTCTTCCTTGCACACTACTGCAATATCTCATCATCATCCAGGCACTAAATGCCTTCTTTTGTTCATCATTAAGACGATTATAAAAGCCTCTATCTTTTTTATCAATAGCCGCCATTATATCTTTTAATGGTATTTGTGGCTTCTTAGCCATTACTCACCTTCAAATTCTATTAAGGTCTCAACATTAAAACCTGCTTTCTTTATTATAGCACTTCCACCTAAATCGGGCAAGTTAATTGTTGCTAATACTAAAATATTTTCTTTAGGGATTTTCCAACATTGTGATATTAAACTTGCTAATGCTTTTGCTGTACCACCTGTAGCAATTAAATCATCTATTATAACAACATTATCGTTTTTATTTAAATTTGAATTTTGCTGTATATGTAATGTTGCTTCTCCATACTCTAACTTATAGTTTCGTTGATATGTTTTATTAGGTAACTTACCAGGCTTTCTTGCTAGTATTAACGGTAATTCCATATCTCTTGCTATAGGAGAACCAAATATAAACCCTCTGCTTTCTATCACAACAATTTTAGTAGCATTAAATTGCATACATGCTTTAGTAAGGTCAATACATGCTTTGTTGAACGCCTGTGGCGTTTCTAACATGCTTGTAATGTCTCTAAACTGTATACCTTCCTTTGGGAAGTTAGGTACTGTTCTTATTGTTTCTTTTAAATCCATATTNTTCCTTGACTCCTCAAGTTCTTTTAATTGCGGATACCTTGTGTAAGCAGGGTGGCTATACTTTGAATCCATTAGAATATGTCTACTACTTCCCAAGGCATATCTTCTTTACCAAAGTGCCCATAGTTAGTTGTTGTAGTTAAGTCCAAATCAAACAGATTAAATCTATTTATAATACCTTTTGGAGTAAGATCTATATTATCCATAAAGTAGTCAGCAAACTCTTTTCTTACTTCTCCATCTGCATATACATAAAGACTTGTTGGTTCTTTTACACCTATAGCATAACTTAATTGTACTGTGGCATTTTTAGCCTTACCACTTGCGACTATATTTTTTGCTAAGTATCTTGCCATGTAAGCCGCACTTCTATCTACTTTAGTACAATCCTTGCCACTAAAGGCTCCGCCGCCATGTGGAGCATATCCACCATAAGTATCTACAATAATTTTTCTTCCTGTAAGTCCTGAATCACCATCTGGTCCACCTATTACAAATCTACCTGTTGGATTTATTAACCATTCAGTATGTAACAAGTCTACTTTATCCTTAACTACAGGTAATATAATATCCATTACACGGTCTCTAACTTCTTCTATGCTTAGTTCGTGATTGTGTTGAGTACTACATACTATTGTTTTAATATCAATAGGCTTACCAACACTATCATAATTAAATGTAACTTGTGATTTACTATCTGGTCCTAACCAATCAGCACCGTTTTCTCTTGCTGTTTGTAATGCTTTAAGTATTTCATGACTATAGTAAATTGCACTAGGCATGTAATTAGGTGTTTCATCACATGCATATCCAAACATAAGACCCTGATCACCAGCACCAAAGTCATCTGTACCCATAGCAATGTCAGGCGATTGTCCATGTAATTCATTATATACTCTTAAATGGTCCCAATGAAATCCGTCTTGTTCATAGCCTAAATCTTTAACTATATTTCTAACTATACTTTCAATATGTTTTTTATCAAACTTATCGCTTTTATATTCTCCTGCAAGTGTAACCATATTCGTTGTTACTAAGGTTTCTACTGCCGCCCTATGGTTAATATTTTTGTCAATTAGATAAGTTGCTACTGCATCAGATATTTTATCTGCAATTTTATCTGGGTGTCCACTACTAACACTTTCACTTGTAAATTCGTACATTATGTATCTCCTTCTTTAACAAAGATACCATCTATCATTGTACCTTTGCGATCTTTAATATCGTCATATGCTACTTGTAAACATTCTTCCATACTAATATTATTCCTTTTCATAATATTAATCATCACAACCATCATATCTCCTAAATCATCTCGTATGTCTTTACCTTTACATACATTATCACTCAACTCTCCCATTTCTTGTATTAGTTTTAATACTTGGTCTTTATCATTCGCACCGTCTATTAAATTTCTATCTACATGCCATTGTTCAACTTTAACTATAAGCTCTTGCATTTTTAATTACCTTCGTCGTTTATTATATTAGGTACAGGATAAGTTCTAAACTTTCCTGCATATTCTGATAATTCTAATTCTAAATTTCTACATATATCCAATACATCTAGAGGACTGTCTTCTGTAATAGGTGCATCAGTTACAAGTACTGCTACTTGGCCATGCTTTTCTAATTCCCTTTCAAATAATTCTTTATGGTCTGAATGAAAGGGTTGAAACCTTCCTAGCATTTGTGCTGTTGGTAACTTAGACTGAAATTCATGATCCTTTACATCTACTGCGATTAGTTTTGCCCATTCGTCTATTTTATCTTCGTCCCACCATTCGTCTGCAACTAGTGTTAGACCAAATCCTTTTTCAGATGGCTTTTCAAATATTTTATTAGTGTCTTCATATTCACTTTCTTCTATAGTGTCCATAAATATAATATAGTCTGCTCTAAATTCTTCTTGTAATGCATTTGTTGGACAAACAAAATCAGCAACACCATAGTTTCCTTTTGCAACACTTTTCCTTGAGTAGTCTTGCATACGTTTCATTTGTCGTTGTCTACCTTCTAAAGAAAAGTCCCAGTCGCTAAATTTTTCTCGTATCTCATCTGCATTGTAATGATCTGCATTACCTAATATTGCTACTAGTTTAGTCGCTAAAGTAGTTTTACCGGAACCAGGTAATCCGCAAATTAAAATTCTTTTCATCTATTCTCCTTTTCCCATTCTACGTTATCGTCGTACTCTTCCCAATAGTCTTCCATATTTTTCTCTATATTGTCTTGACTATCATGCCACTTAATATTTAACCAACCTACTTCAGCATCATAACTTTTACCGGTTGAGTCATTATAATCGTAATCACAATCTAATTCTTCCTTATCATAGTAAACAGAATCTATAAATTCTGCTAGATTAGTTTCCACAATGCCATAACCTAATTTAAATTCATCAAATAGTTCGTCTGTGTCTATAAACCAAGCACCAAATCCACCTTTCTCTGAACTGTGAAACATTAAGACTGGTACATATTTGTTGCCGTCTTCATCTTCTTCATTAACAGTTTCAGGTTCTTCATTACCAAAGTAACCTCCTTCTCTGCCATATACAAGTATTGCTTCACCATTATATGTTTCTTTGTCGTAGTCCCAATCGTCTGAACCATCTGCTGGAACTTCATATACTGAGAAGCCACCATCTGCATAGGCACTATTAATATGTTCTAGATCATCATTTTCCCACATATAAAAGTCTTCGCCTGGTATAGCAGGATGTGGTATCCCTTCTGGATCTAATAATGCATCTGAATCTACTTCATCCTCAGGTGCCCAATCTTCTGATTCCAATACTGCATCAACAAGTTCTTCTCGTCTATCTGCATAATAACTAGCAAATGCTGGATTTACTGTTCCTATTACAGCCTCGCCACCATATCTGCCGCCTTCTATTCTATATCTATATTTTGCCATTACGCCTCCTTATTTGGATTCCACATCACCAAATTTTTTGTTTTTAGTCTATTCATAACAAGATTGTATCTAGACTGTTCTGCTTTCCATTCTTTTAACCACTTATGTCCATCACGTTCTGCATCTATAAAGATTGCATTAGTAAATGCTAGTGGTAACAACACAGCAACATGAATAAAGATACTTATAAGTGTATTGTAATTAAAGAATCCTAAGTAGTTTGCCGCTAAGAATCCAAAGAACACACTCCATACAGTAAACAGCACTAACATAAAGTATGTCTGTAGACTTGGGTCTGGGATATATTTTAACGGATTGTATTTAACATCCATCACTCTTCTCCAGCCATTTACAAGACTAAACATAGTTCTTCTAAATAGACTTGGCTTTTTCATCATTGGTTGTATTTTACTCATATTATTCTCCTATAGTAAATCTGCAATATCTATATTTTTAATTTTTTTGTATTCTTTAATAAACAATATACATCTTGGTTCTTCCTTATCTTCAAGAGGTACAACTAACATGTGGCCGTTCTTAAGTTTAGGAAAAAACCATTTTACATCTTGATACACATTTGTAATTTGTATCTCTTCTGCTCTTGGCATCCAACTATGCATTGGNTTNANTGCAGGAGTTAGAAATCCTCTATTGTTTAAACTTGCTAGTGGAATAATTTCTAAGTCTGCAAATTCTTCATCACAAGTTAAAATACTCCAGTCCATAGGCATCTGAATATTGTGCTCACCTATTTGTAAACATATTGCAGGTGCATGGAAACTCTCTAAAAATATTAAGGGCAGGAAGTAATAATCCTGAAACTCCTCATCTCCGCCATCAAAGACACAATATCTTATATCTTCTATTTGGTCTGGCACACAATCTATATCGTATGGTTTATTTTCTAATGTTAGTATTTTCATTTATATTCCACCTTGGTTACTTGAAAAGGAAATCCTTGTTCTCGGTAGAAGGCTTTCCTTTTCGTTAAGTGCCTTTTACTGTATTTTAAATTGCTAGTAAGATCTACTACATTAAGATAGTCTTTGTCTTCTGCCTTCCTAATGCCTCTTCCTATACTTTGTATTACTCTAACAAAACTTTTGCCTGGTTCTAGTAATACTAAATTAAATATTCTTGGTATGTTGATACCTACTGCCGCAACACCATATGTTGCTACAATTACTTTATTATCTAGTTCTGATACTTCATCATACTCTATTTGTCTGTCTTTTTGTTTCATTGTACCAGATACAAATACCCAATCATCATTTATTTCTGCTAACTGCTGTCCTGTTGCTATCCTATCTATTAATACTAATGTATTACCGTTTACTGATAATCCCTCTATAATCTCTGATATATGCTTAATACGTTTTTCATCTGTAACTAACCATTTAAGTTCCTGAGCATAGTTACTAAAACCCATCATACCATCTTGTAATTGGAATATATTAATATCTAATTGTGCAAGTACACCCATATCCTGTAGTTCTTTACTACTCATTTTACCTACAACAGGACCTAAACTACAAACACAACCTACTGCTTCATATTCATCTTTGGGTATAGTACCTGTTAGTCCCCATCTTACTGGAACATTTTTAAAAGGACCACTTAATAAGTTTCTTAATACATCTGCTTTTGCTTTATGTACTTCATCAACCATTATACAAACAACATCTTCTAAAAATTCATCTATAGGAAAGGGCGTTTCTCCTGCTTTGGTTTTCTTTTCTAATACTGCTAAACTTTGCCATGTGCAAATAGTATGCTGTCTATCATACTGTTTTCTATCTCCAAATAATACACCAACATCTAATCCCATATTAATATAGTCTTTTTCTGTTTGTACAACCAAGTCTTTATTAGGAACAATAACAATAGTCCTGCCATACTCCTCACATTTTTGACTTAGTACTGCTGTAACAAGTGTTTTACCTGCACCTGTGGCAATCTCTTGCACACTCTGTGGATTCTCTAAGAACTTATTAATAACATCCACTTGATAATCCCTTAGTATAACAGGCTGTCCTCCTGCTGGATGTTTATCAGGCCATTTAACGTAATCATAACTTGTTTGTTCAACTGTTTCAAAATTAAACTCCCATGCTTTACGCATATCTTTAACTTCAATTTCATAACCGTCTCCAGTTACTATTGGGAGCAACTTATCTAATATATGGAAATATGTTCTGCCGCCTATATCACAGAACCTTACACACCCGTCCCATCTGCCTAACTTATATGCTGGCATATGATATGCATAAGGTAAAAAGTATTTACAGGCATCTGAAATCTTACGCCTGGTCTTAACGTCAAGTCCTGTGAACCTGACGTTTACCTCGTCTTTAATTTCTAAAACACATTTACCCATAAGTTATTATACTACCAATTGTATTGTAATGCAAGATTTATTTGTCTACCTTGGTTATTATACCCTGGTAGTACTTCTACTTCCTCATCAGTTATGTTTTCAACTGAAAAGTTTAAGTTCATACCATTACTGAAACCTTTTGTAATATATAAACTAAGTTTTTTAAGATCTTCTAAAAACTCTTGTCCAGTTGGTAGCACATCATAAAGTCCTGGCTTTCTATCAAACTGTCCTGCATATTGTACTTTATAATCTACATCTTTAAATGTTTGTTGCCATGTAAGTACACCTACAAATTCTGGTATCCTGCTTTGATCTGTTTCATTATACTTTAACATAATACTAAAGGAGTCCCATGTATTAGCAAATCTAATACCTTGTGTAGTATATGAACCTGAATTATTGTACATTGCATTGGTCCAAACATCTTCTGTTACTGCATCAAGTATTAATGTACCTGTGTCATCGTAGATTGCTTCTTCTATAATGTTAGTAGTCATATAGCCACTTGTATATTCAATCGCTTGTTCAAAGTCGTATAGGAACACACTTAATGCACCAAACCCAACTTCGTAACCTACTCCCTCTTCAGGTAATAAGTTTTCGTTTGCAGAAACATAACTGTCACCATGTAGTTCATATAAATTAGGGCGTCTATAACTTGTACCAAAGTTAATAAAGAATTGGTCTTTTGCAATACCTAGTCTTAAAGCATTTTGATCATCGTTACCTGCTCTTAATCCAAAGTTATACTCTAAGGCAAACTGGGCATTAACACTTAAGAATACACCATAGTCATCTTTCTCATGTACACCATATTGGTCTCTACTTCCGTCTGCACCATATGTTACTTGTAGTAAGTTAGATAAGTCTACTGTATCGCCCACTCTAAAGAAGTCTCTACTGCTTTCATTTATATAAGTACTAACACCTTCTGTAAAGTATTCTGCTTTATCTTCTGTCCTGCCCATTGTAATGTATTCGTTTCTAACACTTATAGTATATCTTTCACCGTCTTGTAAACAATCATTTGATTGTGAGAAAGAAGCAGTATAACAATTATCATAATCGTATTCATAATCTGTTGCTGTAATATATAGTTTGAAGTCACCTGCATCTGCTATAATTTTTGCACTAGTATTTTCATAAGTATCAGATTCCTCATTGTCGTTCCTTGCATGTTGCTTAACTGAAAAGTCTGTAAACTGCATCCATGTTGTAGGTGCCACTGAATAGTACCTATGGTTTTGGTTACCTAGTCTACCTGTAATACCTTTTGTTATATTGTCTTGTATTAATACTGTTCCACCTATACTGCCTGAGCCATACATAACACTATTAGCACCGCTAATTACTTTAACAGTTTCTCCAGATACAATGTCATGTCCAAAGTCATACCATCCTGAACCAGGAGTATTTTGAGGTATGCCATTTCTATAAACTGTTGTATGTACTGATTGTGTTCCACGTTCTTTAAACATAACATTACCACCATAGCCACCTGCTATATAAGTAACGTCTGGCATAATAGCACTAATTAATTTAGTACCTGTAAGAGGGTCAGTGTCTGATGTTTTAACCGCTTGGGCTACAACGAGAACTTCCTCTATGTCTTCTGCAAATAAAAATGCTGTCCATAAAGGTAAGCATATAATAAATGTAATTTTAATTAAGTGTTTGTGAAAGAGTCTTTCCATATTTTTTTCCTCAGTTGTGGCTGTGTATTCAGCCTGTATTTATATAGTCTTAATTATACACAAGTATTATATTTTGTCAAGTGTTTAATAAGAGAAACCCCCAAATAAATTGGGGGATTCAATAGTGTTTAGAGTGGGAGGGTTCTAAACACCAGGGGGAGTATGCTTAAACATTTGTTTGTCTATGCATACAAGTTGACGTAGCCAATTGTTTCCAATTTTCAAAGTCCATTTTGGCCAAGTCACTTATCTTAAGAACCATTCTTAAACTTATTTCCCTAAGTTGGGTAGCATGTATATGCATAAAGTCTATGATTTCTTTTTCAAACTCCTTAGAGAATCCGTATTCTTTAAGCATACCGTCTCTAACAATTTGGTTAATCCTTAAAAACTTATCACTATTAGTGTCCATACCTAAATCAATATAATGACATCTTGACATAAGTGCCGCTAAGTGATCTTGTATTTTCTTACTACGAACATTTTCAAAGTTTACATTAGTAATAAAGATTACACCACCTTTAAATTCAAACCTATCAGGTATGCCTTCACTACGAAGTGCATGTGATTCTGCTTTCCAACTAATAGTTCTCTTTTTACCAGAGTCTAAAACTGCTTTTAACATGTTCAAACATACTTCGTCAAATAATACTGTATCACAGTCATCAAATACAAGTATGTCTCCCTTTGCAGAATTGTTGAATAATGTTTTGTACAAACCAATTGGTGTCATAGAGCCTTTAACAATTTCTGTTTTAACTCCGCCACCAAGTTTAGCCATTGCATCATACTCTTCAAGAATAGTTTCTACACCAAAACTTTTACCTACTCCTGGAGGGCCACTAACAATAAGACCTCTAACAGTACCAGT